CGATGGTTGGAAACAGTTAATCGAAGAGTTAAAGCAAAACGCTCTTTCAATTAATAGTGTTGAAGCGACAAAGGATGCAAATGATTTGTACGTCCGCAAAGGGCAGCTGAACGTATTAGCGTATCTGCTGAACTTTGAGTCTACTTTAAACACTAATTTTGAAGAGTTGCAGAAAGAAGATGTATAAGGTATTTGACTTTCGTTGCGAAAACGGTCATATATTTGAAGAATTTGTAGAAAGCGGAACCACAACTAGTAGGTGCAAATGTGGTGCTAATGCTACAAAAATTGTCTCAGCGTCGAATTTCGTGCTGGATGGGTCTACCGGAGATTTTCCCGGCAGGCACATGAAGTGGGTACGAGAACACGAAGAAGCGGGGCGAAAAGGACGGGAAGCTCAACGAGAGAAGAGTCAATCCTAATCATTCCATAACCTTTAGGCGGAATAAGTTAAATGATGTCAAGAGCGACAATTATTGATGAGCGTCAAGATGAAGAGGAAACACAAGCTCCTGAAATAGCTGAAGAGGTTTCTGAGGCTCCTGTAGAGGATAAGCCAGAAGAATCTAACATTCCAGAAAAGTACCGTGGTAAGTCTGTAGAAGAACTTGTACAGATGAATCAAGAGCTTGAGAAGTTTTCAGGCAAGCAGAGTACGGAAGTAGGCGAGCTTAGGAAGCTGGTTGATAACTACATCCAGACAGAACTCGATGAAAAACAAGCACCTCAAACACAGCAAGAAGATAACAACGGAGACGTTGATTTTTTTGTTGATCCGCAAAGTGCTGTAAATCGGGCTATAGATAATCATCCCAAGATCAAAGAGGCAGAATCGTACACAAGGCAGTACAAGCAACAGGCCACTCTTGCACAGCTGCGATCCGATCATCCAGATATGGATCACGTTTTGGAAGACCCTAAGTTTGCCGAATGGATTAAGGGATCAAAGGTTAGAACACAGTTGTTTGTTCAGGCTGACCAGCAGTATGACTACGATGCTGCAAACGAATTGTTTTCGCTGTGGAAAGAACGATCGAATATTGTTCAACAAACAGCTAAGGCAGAACGTGCAAATCGTAAGAATGCTGTGAAGGCCGCTGCAACAGGCAATGCTCGTGGAGCAGCTGAAGGATCAAGAAAGAAAACTTATCGTCGGGCTGACATTATTAAACTTATGAAGAATGATCCCGAGCGTTATTCAGCTTTGTCAGAAGAGATTTTGAAAGCATACGCGGAGGGTCGAGTTAAATAGCCTAAAGGAGAACTATCATGGCTACAGCAACTTATCCTGGCGCAGCGGGTAATACCGCATTAACGGAAGCAGCAACTTTTGTACCAGAAATCTGGTCGGATGAGATTATTGCTTCTTATCAGAAGAATTTGAAAATGGCTCCCCTTGTCAAGCGTATCGCTATGAATGGCAAGAAGGGTGACGTTATTCACATTCCTAAGCCTACTCGCGGCGATGCCAATGCAAAAGCGGCTGACACTGCAGTAACAATCATTGCCAACACCGAGTCAGAGTTGACCGTTACGATTAACCGTCACTTTGAATACTCGCGTTTGATTGAGGACATTGTAGAGGTTCAAGCACTTGGATCTTTGCGTCAGTTCTACACTGAAGACGCTGGTTACTCGTTGGCTGTACAGGTTGATAACGACCTGCACGCAGCTGGCACTGGTTTTGGTGACGGTGGTGCTATTGTATTTAGCCCCGCTGCTACTGACTACCAGCACACTGGTTGTTTCTTTAACGATGGCGGCACTACCACTCAGTACACTGATGACACTCTGATAGCTACTGACGAGTTCACGGATGCTTTTTTCCGTGACATGATTCAGAAGATGGATGACAACAATGTACCGATGGAAAACCGCAACCTGATCATCCCGCCTGCAACGCGCAACGCGATTATGGGCATTGATCGGTATGTGTCTTCTGACTTTGTAAGTGGTCAGTCAGTAAACAGTGGTCTTATTGGTAACCTGTATGGCGTAGACGTTTACGTTTCTGCCAACTGCAGAACCATTGAGGCAGCTGGTGACAACACCGCTTCTAGCGTTGATACTCGCGCTGCTTTGTTGTTCCACAATGAAGCCGTAGTAATGGCTGAGCAGCTGGCTGTACGCAGCCAAACGCAGTACAAGCAAGAGTACCTCTCTACGCTGTACACCGCAGACACCCTTTATGGTGTTCAGGTATACCGCCCAGAGGCTGGCTTTGTACTCGCAGTACCATCTGCTTAATCTACTCGGGGGCTTCGGCCCCCTTTCCTTTTTGTTTCGTGTTCTTCTTGGAGTAGTTCATGGCAACCACAATTAAGCTCAAGAATGGATCGGGTGCGCCCGCAGCTAGTGATTTAGTCCAAGGCGAACCAGCATTTGATCTGACTAACAAGCGCCTTTACACAGAAAATGGCAGTGGCGCTGTTATTGAGGTGGGCTCAAACCCAAGCAGCCTTTCTATTAATGGGACGGCTGTAACTGCAACGGCAGCAGAAATTAATGTTTTGGATGGCATTACATCCAGTACAGCCGAATTAAATATTCTTGATGGGGTGACCGCTACTACGGCAGAGTTGAACTTTGTTGATGGTGTCACTTCAAACATACAAACACAGCTTGATACTAAGGGCACTGGCACAGTTTCTAGCTTGTCTGATTTAGGCGTGACGGCAAGTGCAGCAGAGTTAAACCTCCTTGACGGCGTTACTGCTACTACAACTGAAATAAATTACCTTGATGGTGTTACTTCAAATATCCAAACGCAGCTTAATGCAGCTGGAGGCACAGTTACTCTTGGCGATTTGGGAGTTACCGCTACGGCTGCAGAGTTAAATACGCTCGATGGGATTACTTCTACAACTGCGGAATTAAACATTCTTGATGGGGTTACCTCTACCGCTGCTGAGTTAAACATTTTAGATGGAGTAACAGCTACTGCTGCAGAACTAAATATTTTAGATGGCGTTACAAGTACTGCTGCTGAACTGAATCTGCTTGATGGTGTGACAGCTACGACTGCAGAGTTAAATTACACGGATGGTGTTACCTCAAACATTCAAACACAGCTAGATGCTAAACAGGCACTTGATGCCGATCTTACAGCTATTGCAGCCCTTTCAAATGCTGATGGCAACTTTATTGTTGGTGATGGAAGTGCGTGGGTTGTTGAGTCTGGAGCAACAGCTAGGACTAGTTTGGGCTTAGCTATAGGCTCTGATGTTCTTGCATACGATTCTAATCTTCAAAGTTTTGTTGCAGCGTTTACGCTTCCAACATCTGACGGGTCTTCAGGACAGGCGTTAGTCACGAATGGATCAGGCACGATATCTTTTGGAAATGTTGATGCCCTTCCAAGCCAATCAGGTAATAGTGGATATTATTTAACTACAGATGGCAGCAGTGCTTCTTGGGATAATTTAAAGGCTAGTCCAACCTTTACGGGTATTGTGACGTTTAGCGGTACAGATGCTGTTACTTTGCCTGTGGGTACAACGGGTCAACGACCTACAGCTGCCCAAGGAATGATCCGCTACAACACAACAACTAGTAGCTTTGAAGGCTACAACGGTTCTGCCTGGGGTGCGTTAGGGGCTGAGTTTGCTTATACACGAACATCTGCAACAGCTACTGCGTCTCAAACTACATTTTCTGCGACTTATACGGCTGGCTATGTAGATGTTTACTTAAACGGCGTAAAACTTGTTAGTGGCACAGACTTTACTGCTACCAACGGAACATCTGTTGTTTTAGCTACAGGAGCTACGGTAGGTGACAATGTTGAGATATTAGCTTATGAAACTTTTTCAGTAGCTAACGCCTTGACCGCAGCCAACAATCTTTCAGATCTTAGTAGTGCTGCTACCGCACTTACAAATCTTGGAATTACTTCAACGGCAGCAGAGCTAAACATACTTGATGGTGTAACTAGCACTGCGGCTGAGTTGAACATCCTTGACGGTGTTACAGCCACTGCAGCAGAGCTAAACTACGTTGATGGCGTTACGTCCAACATACAAACGCAGATTGACAATATTAGCCCAAGCCCAACTTTAACCGCTACAGCATCAGGAACCTTGGCAAACGGTGACACGGTTATTGTAAATAGCAACGGCACGGTAAGTGCTGTTT